ATCCCCGATGCCACGCATTGAGTTGCGGCTGACGCCAGAGCTGCACGAATACGTCCTGCAGCACAAGCCCAAAAGCCTTTCCCTGCCTGCCTTCTGCAGTTTGCTGATCGAGCAGACCGCCAACAAAGAGCTGGCCAATCCTGCCCACTTGACAGGGGGTAGTAGATTACCCGCGTACTGTGTCGGTGCGGGAACCACCGGAGAGTCGTCGACGGAGTCAGATCTAACGCCTCCACCAGCTGACACGCTGGAAGAGGCTCAGTCAACTCCTGAGAAAGCTTTTCAATCCCTTCTCCCCCCTATTGGTATGGGGGAAGGTGTCGGGAGAGAGTCTGAGAGAACCCCTAGGAAGGACCCAAAGCAGGTTTTGCCCAACCTGTTGGCGCACGAGGATCTGATTCGTGATTTCTGGCGGGTGAAGGGGGGCAGTAAGGGCGACCGTGCCTGGGCTCTGCTCCTGACCGAACTCACCAAGATTCAGAACCAGCACGGTGATGCCATGCTCCGCCAGCAGATTGAGCTGGCGATCAACGGCAAGTGGAAAGGGGTGACCCTGGCCAACATGGAGCGCTTCGCCCAGCCGACCAAGCAAGGTGGTGCGCCTCTCTCGCCCAGCGGTTCACCGATGACTGCGCAAGAGCAGATCGTTGCCAACTTCATCCGCCGCCAACGTGCCATGGAGGAGGGCCATGCTGTCGCTTGAGCACTTCTCTGCCACCCTTGGCGCGCTGACCGAAGCGCTGCCCCGTGGCAAGCGCATGGGCGATGCCACCTTCGCTTTGATGTGGGCGACGTTCCCGGCACGGGCTAAGGAAGACCTGACCCCCGAGATCTGGCTGTATGCCGCCGCGCAGCGCCTGCTCGATCCAGAGCCGATGGATGGCCTGCCGCTGCCAATGCAGCTGTTGAACTATGTCTTTCGCAACGAGAACGGCCGCGCCAACGTGTCGTGGGGTTTGAAGGCCGATCTGCCTGACCGGATGGCCAACCCAGATCGCTTCAACCCACAGCCGGTGCCTGGCATTCAAGTGCTGCCTGCTGAGCCAACCGTGAGCAACCCGCTGCTGCAGGGGGTGCGCTGGTGACCACCCTTGGACCGCTCTTTGCCTTCTCTGCTAGCGCTAGCGAGACTGCCAGGGATCAGGCTCTGACCCAGGTGAGCAGCCATGCCGGTCTGGAGTTCAAGGAAGCCGCCCAGGCCGTGATCCTGGAGCAGCTCTCAGGCACTGAATGCCTGGCCGAGGAGATGCGCCGCGTCTGTGAAGAGGCTGGTGTCGTCCCCCACCACCACAACGCCTGGGGCGGGCTGACCAATCAGCTGGTGCGGGCCGGGATCCTGATCGATACAGGACGCCTGGCCAAAAGCACTTGCGTGCGCAGCCACGGCCGCCGCCAACCGATCTGGCGTGTTCGCTAATCCTTGTTCATAGGGTTTACTGCTGCTAGCGTCCGCTAGTCGGGTTCAGACCGGTGTTCCACCACCGCGAACCCTCACCAACAACTGACCCTCTACGTCCAGCTGCTGGCTGGTCTCAGTTTCACATGGCTCCTGTCGCTTCAGCCCCGGTTGTCATCACACCGCCGGACATCCGCATCATTCAGCTGCAGATTGAGGGCACAGCGCCCTTGGTCATCAACAAGTTCTCAGCCAAGGCCAAAGAGATCATGATGGCCACCCAGATGGCCGGATCTACAGCCAAGTCCAAGAAAAATCGCGAAGCCAAAGACTTCGAGGACCTTTACAACGGTGCTCGGCACATCAGCACTGAAGGCTGGGACGGCATCCATGCCGCATCGTTCCGCAACGCTGCTATCAGTGCTTGCCGTGCTGCCGGGTTCGTCATGACCAAGGCCAAGCTGGCCATCTTTGTTGAGCCCGATGGCTTTGATGCCGATGACATGACCCCATTGGTGCGCATCACTGAAGGTGAGCCACAAATGGTGATCAGCCCCTGCCGCAACCAAACCGGTGTAATCGACCTGCGCCCACGTCCGACCTATTTCCCTTGGGCCGCCACACTCAAGATCCGCTACGACGCCGGCATTCTCACCGATACGGACGTGGTGAACCTAATTGCCCGTGTCGGGATGCAAGTTGGCATTGGCGAAGGCCGTCCCGATAGCAAGCAATCGGCTGGCGTTGGCAATGGCCTGTTTCGCATCCTCTAATCATGCAGTACCCAATCAACCAATCCTTTTCTTGGCATGCGAACTATCGCCCCAAGGCTGATGCGCAAAAAGTCGGCGAGGAGCTAGAGCGTCTGCGCCAGCGTGATGGCACCATCACGGTTGATGTAGCCCTTGATGAGGCAAGGTCAACTGATTCACCGCTTCATGCTCTCTGCACATGGGAAGACGGCATCGCCGCTGAGAACTGGCGACGTGATGAAATCCGCAGGGCTATTCGCAGTATCAAGGTGATTACGCCTGATCTTGCGAACTATCGCGCCTTTGTCCACTGCGCCAATTCAGATCCCAGCACTCAGGGCTATTACCAGAGGGTTGAGGTAGCTGTTCAGAACCTAGATGAGTATGAGCTGGTGTTTAAGGCAGCGGCATCACGTCTAGGTGAGGCACAGCGGGCCTTGTCTGAATTAAAGCGTGTGGCCGAATCGGTCAAGGTCCATCAGACCGTGCGTCGCGCTGCTGTTGAGAAGGCCGATAAGGCCTTGGCAAAAGCAGGTGCAGAGCTAGCTAAAGCTGCGTGATTCCCCTTTGGCATGGCATGGAATCGCAGGCATGGCGAGGCTCGGCGGGGCTCGGTATGGCCTGCCGCGGCAACGCAGGCGAGGCAAGGCACCGCACGGGAGGGCAAGGCGGGGCAAGGCGTGGCATAGCAACGCAGGCAGGGCAAGGACCGGTTAGGCGACACATGGCAACGCAACGCAGGCAAGGCGCGGTATAGCGAGGTGGGGCAAGGCGCGTACTGGTTAGGCAACGCAGGCATGGCAGGGCTTGGCCTGGCAAGGCCTGGTCTGGCTCGGCAACGCAGGCACGAACTACACACACTTCCTTTATGCAACGACCCTTTGATCTCCCCGCTATTCAGGCCCTCCTACAGCGCGGCATCACCGCCGGCCACTGGACACTTGAGCAGCTCGACTACCCCTCCCCCAACTACGAACAGCAGCTGATCGACGCTCGGCGCTCTCCTTATTTCACCCGCACCTTTGAGCCGCCAACCCCGTATGCCAACCCCCTCCGCAAGCCCAACACCGGCCAAGCCGTTCAGCCCATCGACCCCCGCGACTTTGACCTGGCTGCAGCCACTAGGCCTCACGAGGGACAACGAGACGTGGACCTACCGCCTCTCCAATGGCCACCAGTTCCCGGTAAGCACCACCGGCCTGATCTCGGCCGTGACCAAGACCCCCCAGCAGATGGAGGCGATCATGGCCACCAAGCACATCTGGCAGCCACGGGGCGACTTGGCGCACCGGGCCCTGGAGGTGATGGTCCACCAGCGGTGGAACCCCGCACCACCCGCTGGCCTGCAGGCGCCGCACCCTTCTGACTACGCCGACTGGATCAACCCGCTGCTTTCCCACGAGCTGTGGGATCGGATCACGGTGGTGGGTGCCGAGGTGATGGCCTACAGCCTCCGCCGCAATGTGGCCGGCACCGCTGACCTTGTGATCCGTTTCCCGGATGGCACCTACGGCATCGCTGATCTCAAGACCCAGAGCAGTAAAACCAGCCCCCCCTACGACACCAAACCCCAGCTAGGCGCTGGCGTGGAGATGATCGGCGACCACTACAAGCTCCCCATCAGCCGCTGCCTCACCCTCTGGTCCCGCCCCGGCAGCCTCACCATTCAGACCCATACCGCAGATGAGTGCCTGCAGGCCTGGCTTGACATCTGCGACCAATACAACCTGCGCTTTCGGCCATGGTGACTAGCGCTAGCAAGCCATGAAGGTTTTGGTTGCCTGTGAGTACAACGGCCGTGTCCGTGATGCCTTCCGCTCCCAAGGCCATGACGCATGGAGCTGTGACCTCTTGCCCACCGAAGTGCCTGGCCCCCATTTCATGGGGCCTGTTGAGCACGTACTGGGTTTGGGCTGGGATCTGATGATCGCCCATCCGCCCTGCACCCACTTAGCGGTCAGTGGTTCGCGCCACTTTCACCGCAAGCAGCGGGAGCAGGCTGAGGCTTTGGACTTTGTGCGCCTGTTGATGGCTGCGCCCATCCCCCGCTGGTGCATTGAGAACCCGGTCAGCGTGATCAGCTCGGTCATTGCCCCGCCCCAGCAGATCATCCAGCCGTGGCAGTACGGGCATGGTGAAGTCAAGGCCACGTGCCTGTGGCTCAAGAACCTGCCGAAGCTCAGACCCTCGCGCTGCGTGGCTGGCCGTGATGCCCGTGTTCTCAACATGGCCCCTGGACCTGACCGCTGGAAAAACCGTTCCCGCACCTACCAAGGTGTGGCGGATGCCATGGCGCAGCAGTGGGGGAGCGGCCGTTTGCCGGTGATAGCGGATCAGCTGCGCCTCATTAGTGACACTGGCTCAGTCACCTCTTAGGTGGCACCATGAGCCCGCCGGGATGGCCTGAATACAACACCCTCACGGGGAATCAGGGCGGGTCGTGCGGACCATCGGAATCCCGGCGCACCCACAACATTCTTGCAACATTAGTCTTGCCACTAGCGCTCCCTAGCGCTAGCCTGTGTCCACGGGAGCGATCCCCCGCGCAACCGCCAATGGCAACCCTTTTTCACTTCATCTCCCCCCAGTGGGATGACACCACCGACGAGCTGGATCTGCCCGCAGTCTTTGCTGATCTCCTCGCCGCTGCCCAGCCTTTCACTATCGCCGCTATCGAGCATCCCGGTCTCGACATCGCCGATGACTTCGATGACTACACCGCCCAATGCCTCACCCCATCTGATCGCAACCCTTGCCTTTGCCTCTCATGACTAGCGCTAACGAGCGGCAGCTCTTATCCGTCATCCTCGACGACGCCTCCTCCTCTACTCACCACGAAGAGAGCGCCATCGATTTCCTCGAAGGCCAGCGCATCCCGTGGTTCACCCATAACCGCCATTCCCTCCTCACCCTCGCCTTTCGCAATGGCTGGAGGCCCACATGACCTACTTCATCACTTACGTCCCCACAGGCCCTGCTTACCCCTGTCGCGCCGAGCAACGCACCGAGTGGATCACTCCCTCAGGCATGACCGCCGAGCAGGCCACCACCGCCTTCCAACAGCAATTCCCCTCCGCACTCATCCTCTCCTGCGCACCCAAGCCATGAACACCCCCTTCAATCCCACCTTCATCTCCACCTCCCGTTCACGCACTCGCACCTCCAAGCAACAGCAACTCCTCCGTAAACAACGCCGTGCTGATTTCTTCCTCACCCTCTACTCCTGTGGCCTCGTCGCTTTCCTCGTCCACCTCGCTGTCTCTTGACGAGACCCTTGACGAACTCACAACAATCGCCGCTAGTGAAAAAAACCTCAAAGCCCGACGCCAAGAACTCCTTGACTCACTGGATCAACTGGTGGAAGCGGGTGAAGCAGAGGAACAAATGGCTTGGAACGATTTCAAAATCACCCGCCGCATCAAACAGTCCTACACCTACCCAGAACACATCACCGAACAGCGTGAAGCCGTCAAGGCGGCAGAACGACTATCGGTCGCCCTGGGCGAAGCCACGCTAACCACCAGCAGCTTTTGGGAAGTGCGTCACCCCAAGCCATGACCGATTCCGTCAATCACCCGCCGCATTACACGGCCGGCACCATTGAGGTGATCGACATCCTTGAGCAGGCCGTCACCCACGCCCCTAGCCCCATCCTTGGCGGCCTCCAGTGGCAGACCCTGAAATACCTGCATCGTCTGTGGCTTAAGGGCAACCCTCTCCAAGATGCCAAGAAAGCCCGTTGGTATCTCAACCGACTCATCGACCACCTAGAGCGGGAGGCCACCTGATGGCTACCAACCGCCACGAAACCCAGTCCTGTCGCCTCGTCTCCATCACCGGCCTCTACTACACCGCCAGCGGCACCTTCTCTCCAGACCCCGCTAAAGCCCTCACAACTGACCGCTGGCTCCTAGAACGCCACGCCGCCAAACTGAATACCTCGACCGTGATCATCCGTGCAATCTGACGCAATCACGTTCAACGTCGATGGCATGGAGCCCGCCACCCAAGGCTCGAAGCGTTCTGTAGGGAACGGCATCATGCTCGAAACCAACAAGCGCCTACGCCCCTGGCGCTCTCATATCTCAGACGCTGCAATCTCCACCAAACACCCCCTTACCCTCTCCCCCGTCTCCATCTCCATCACCTTCCGCTTCCTACGCCCTAAATCTCACTTCAACAAATCTGGCCTCACCTCAAAAGCCCCTTCGCACCTAACCTCCAAACAGAAGGGTGACATCGACAAACTCAGCCGTGCTGTCCTTGATGCCCTCACTGGAACCCTTCTTCATGACGATTCGCAGGTGGTTCAGCTTTCTGCGCACAAGCGCTACACCACCACAGGCGAACGTCCCGGTGCTCTCATCACCATCATTCCCCTCGCAGACTGACATCATCAACCTCGGAGCCATGGAACCCTGGTCCGTAGTCGCCTATCACCCCATCACAGGTGAACCCTTCGGCTTGGTACACGCCGATGATTCAACCTTGGCAGAAGCGGAATACATCGCCAGGCAGATGCTCCTCACCTTCCGCCTATCAGGCGGTTA